GGAACAGGCGTTTGACAAGATAGTTAGGAAGTACGACTAATGGCTGGTTCACGTACCCTCAAATTATCCATTCTCGCTGAGACAAAGGATTTAGTCGCTGGGTTAAACACGGCCAGCAAGGAAACACAAACATTTGGCGATAAGGCAACAGAATTTGGCAAAAAGGCTGCCTTAGCGTTTGCCGTCGCTGGTGCAGCCGCAATTGCATTTGGCTTGGACGCAGTAAAAGCCGCCACAGAAGATGCCAAAGCACAGGAAATCCTTGCCGAGACAATCAGGGCAACCACTGGGGCAACTGCTGCACAAATTAAAGGCGTGGAAGAATACATAACAAAAACTTCAATTGCCGTGGGTGTTACCGACGACGAATTGCGACCAGCCTTTAGCCGTTTAGTTAGAAGCACCAAGGACACAGAGGAAGCACAACGCCTGCTGAATCTTGCATTAGATCTTAGTGTGGCTGCGGGTAAACCCGTTGAAACGGTCGCAAATGCATTAGGTAAGGCCTACGACGGAAATACGGTTGCGCTTAACAAATTAGGTTTAGGTCTTGATGCTAACCTTTTAAAGTCAAAAGACAATGAAGCAATCATTACATCACTTGAAAGCACTTACGGCAGATTTGCTGAAGGCGCAGCTGAAACGGCTGCGGTAAAGTTTGAACGCATTAAAATTGCTACTGACGAAGCGAAAGAATCTATTGGCGCGGCATTGTTACCAGCCATTGAACAATTAGCCGATTTTGTTTTGGTCACAGTTGTGCCCAATCTTGAATCATTTATTAACGGATTGACGGGTCAAGGCAGTTTGACCGAAGCAAGTGAAAATGCGACTGAAGGTGCTTTCCAATTTGGTGAGCAGGTCAAAAAAGTAATCAAAACCATAATTAGTTTGAAAGATGAATTGACAGTTGTTGGGGCGATTATTGCAGCAGTTTTTGTTACGACAAAAATAGCCGCAGGCGTGCAAGCAACCATTGTGCTTATCAAATCTTTAATTGCCGCCTATAACTTATTAAAAGCATCAGCATTGGTTGCTGGAATTGCTCAGGCATTTGCACTTAATCCCTTGCTTGGCGTTGGTGCAGTTGCACTTGCTGCTGCCGTTTTGGCTGCTGCAAATGCTTTAGTTGGATCAAATGAAAAAATTCCTGAGTTTGCGGTAGGTGGCACACCAGGGGCAATTAGTGGTGGCGGTGGTGGGGTCACAAGCCGTGGCGGGGGAACTACCGCAGCAACGGGTGGTGGCGTCACAAGCGGTGGCGGTGCGACATTCAAAACAACGTCAGGCGTTGCGGCGGCCGTGGCAAGTGCGGCAATGGCTGGTGGTGGATTTACTGATTCACAAAATCAAGCACGATTGGCAGCTGCTGGGGGCGGTGGGTTCACCGATTCCCAAAACGCTGCGCGCATAAACATTACGGTTAACGGGGCAATTGACAAAGAGGGCACTGCCCGCACAATTGTTGAAACTTTAAACAATTCTTACTATCGCGGCACTGGTGGTGCAACCGCGCTTGTGGCAATCTAATGACGCAATGGAATCCCATTTGGCTGGTTGAGATTGACGGCGTCGAATACACCGACGCAATTTTGGCAAACCTAACAATCCGCAGCGGTCGGACAAATATTTATGAGCAGGCGCAGGCGGGTTACGTCAATATTCAATTGTTGGATTTGGCGCAAACCATAATCCCAGTCAATATCAACTCAACAATTGGTGTTTCAGTCAAAGACACCGCAGGCGTATTTGTGGCAATTTTTGGTGGCAACGTTGTTGATATTGCGTTGGAAGTGCGTGAAGTAGGTTCAACCGCCTTTACTCAAACGTATTCAATCACCGCACTTGGCGCGCTTGCCCGTCTGCCAAAAATCATTCGCACGCAAAACCTCGCCCGCGATTTTGACGGCGATCAAATCTTGACAGTCCTAAGCGAGGTTTTGTACAACCAATGGCAACAGGTTGCAGGTGCGTTAACATGGGCGACTTACGCAGCAACAACAACATGGGCAAATGCGGAAAACAACGGGCTTGGTGAAATTGACACACCTGGCAACTACGATTTAGCAGCGCAAGGAAATGACGCAATTGACGTTTATTCACTGGTTTCAGGACTTGCAACATCAGGGCTTGGCTACATATACGAAGACGCGCAAGGGCGTATTGGCTATGCCGATTCAACTCACCGCACAACTTACTTGGCCGCCAACGGATACGTTGACCTTGACGCCAATCACGCTCGTGGGACGGGACTTAGAATTGAAACACGCGTTGGTGACGTGCGCAATGCCATTACTATCAAATATGGCACAAATAGTTCAAGCGACGTGTCGGATAGTGACCCAGTTTCAATTGCCACCTACGGCAATCTTGCACAAATCATCACGACAACATTGCACGACGCAGCTGACGCCAATGCACAAGCCGCGTTTTATTTGTCGCTACGCGCTAACCCGCAGCCTATTTTTAGCCAAATTACGTTTGACCTGACCAACCCCGAATTGGACAATTCTGATCGCGACAACCTTATTAGCGTTTTTATGGGTGAAGCAATTGCGTTGAATAACTTACCGTTAAACATGGCTTCAGGGGCATTTCAGGGTTTTGTAGAAGGTTGGTCGTTCCAGGCTTCATACAATGAACTTTCGGTCACTTTATTATTGTCCCCATTGGCTTATTCGTTACAAGCAATGCGCTGGAATGACGTGCCAATAACCGAAAAATGGAACACCGTGTCGCCGACATTGACATGGGAATATGCCACAATAGTGGCTTGACGAAAGGAAACATTTGTGGCAAACCCGACTACCAACTATGGCTTTGTTTTACCCACACCGACAGATTTAGTGACCGACCTGCCAGCAGATTTTGACGTTGCACTTCAGGGCGTTGATACACGGCTAAAAGCATTACAACCTGGCACAACGCTTGGTGATCTTGCTTATTCATCAGCAACCGCTAACACAAACACACGTTTAGCCATTGGCTCAACAGGCAATGTTTTAACTGTTGCAGGCGGTGTTCCAACATGGGCAGCGCCAGCAGGCGGTGGTGGCAAAGTGTTGCAGGTTGTAAATGCAGTCACAACAACTTCAACAACAATTTCCACAACAACTTTGACCGATACAACTATTACAGCAACAATCACGCCAACATTAGCGACATCAAAAATCTTAGTTATGATAAGCGCAGAGTTCTTTGATAATCGCACCAATGCTGCTAATGGTGCAAAGGCTAGAGTTTTACGCGGTGCAACAACTGTTGCGGATTATCCAGACGAATCATTTCAGTATTTCTTTGCAAATGGTGCTGCATCCAGTTCTTGGGCAGGCATCTTTGGCATGACATATTTGGACGCACCAGCCACGACATCAGCAACAACATACAAATTACAAGGCGCAGTAGTAACCGCCGCAAATAGCGCGTCAATTACTTTCCAGTATTTATCAACACCATCAACAATCACACTTTTAGAAATAGGTGCATAATGGCTAATTCAATTCAAGTATTAGGTATGCTTATTCCTAATGGGGGCTATGTGCAAACTGGCACAGAGTTTGAAGGCATTGAGTTTTTAGAGTGTGAGCCAATTACAAAGAAGCAATACACAGACGGCTTTGCACAATATGATGCGTGGAAAGCCAAAGATGAGGCAGACAAAGCAGCTGCAAAAGCAGCAGCGCAAGCAAAACTTGCCGCACTTGGTTTAACGACTGACGATTTAAAGGCACTGGGTTTGTGATATACCCACAAGGCACTTCAGCTGCGTTGATTGAAATTGCAAAGGCTGAGATTGGCACAATTGAGGAAGGCGACAACCTCACCAAGTACGGCAAATTTACAAAGGCCGACGGATTACCTTGGTGCGGTTCTTTTGTTAATTGGTGTGCAGCACAAGCGGGCGTCAAGATTCATTCAGTTGTGGGCACTGCAATTGGTGCGCATAAATTTAAAGAAATCAACCGTTGGTCAAATATGCCGCAGTTGGGTTATGTTGCTTTCATGGACTTCCCACATGACGGCGTTGATCGTATAAGCCACGTTGGAATTGTTGTTGGCTTGATTGACGACAAACAATGCGTCACCATTGAAGGCAATACCAGTGGCACAGGCGACCAGCGAAATGGTGGCATGGTAATGGTAAAGGTGCGCAATGTTGGCAAAGAGATTGTTGGGTTTGGGATTCCCAAATTCGTACCTTACAAGGGCGAACACCCAACAGTTGAAATACCAAAATCGGGAGTAAAACCGACAAAGGAGAAAACAAAAAAATGGACAAAGCCAAAGCCTTAATCGCTTCATGGGCACGATCATTCATGGCAGCAGCACTTGCCTTATACATGGCGGGTGTGACTGACCCAAAGACACTTGCAATGGCAGGGGTCGCAGCGATTGCACCAGTTGTCTTGCGCTGGTTAAACCCTGCGGATAAGAGTTTCGGGTTAACGGGGAAGTAACTCGGAAACTCACGGCAGCAGCATTGACTTGGGCACTTGCGTTAATGCTGACTGCTTGTGGGTATCAGGGTTGGACACGTTATGAGT